TCCAAGAAATCATTCATTTCTTTCTTGGTACAATCAGATGCTGTCCAAACTTCTTCATCACTAAAGATCTTATCAATACAAGAAGTAATTAGTTTGAAGGATTGCTCCATCAAATTCTCTTCTTCAGAATCAAAGTTATTCTTAACAAATTGTTCCAACGATGGATACTTCATCTCCATCATTAGGTTATCATCAAGTTTGATTAGATTGGTATGATCTTCACTCTTATGAACTTTAATCTCATCAATATTAATCTTCACTGGCACTGAAGTTTCTTCGTCATCAGGACAGATGATTTGAAGTTCTACTTCTTCACCAACAGATTTACCACGAATGTTCAAGAACAAGTATTCAATATCAAAGGTGGGTAAAGAATCAATCTTAACACCTCTAGTAATAATACAGTTTTTGATTACTGATTTGATAGCATTAGTAATTTGTTTCTGATCATCAGATTCTAATGCAATCACTAGAAGTTTTTCTTCTTTTACCAAAAATGGTCTATACTTAATAGTCTGTTCAGTTGAAGGCAATTCCAATTCATAGATTGGAGTCGCAATCTTAGGTAAAGGCATTTTAAAAAATTACAATTCAGATGAAGTTATTTAGATGGTTAAATTAGATTCCTTATGATAGTGCGCTTCTATTTACTCGACTTCTATTTCTTGCTGCAACATCAGCATTATTCTCTGCAAAGATTTCATTAGCATTGTCCGAACCATCAAATCTTGCTGGAGTATACTTGGAGTTATACACTCCACTAGTCACAACGTATCTACTGTAGGATAGTGATACTGAGACTTTCAGTAATTGAGATGCATCATAAGAAATTGGCATTGAGTTAATGCTTGATGGGAATGCATCAATGAACTCATATCTCAAATACTTACCTTCAAGATTTCTTTCAAACTTAGTAATCAAGAAGTTTGTTCTGTAGTCTTTTGGATATTGCACTCTATAGGAGTAACTGCTTGTCAATCTAGCATCATTATCTCCAGTAATATATGCAATCCAACTTTCAAAGTACCCAATAATTTTGTAGTCTGAATCTACATAAAACTGGAAGTCTGCTCTATCATCATACATTCTCCTATATCCATGCTTCTCAGTGACACCATGGTGGTCATTTGTAATGTCCATAGTAGCAACTGAAGATCCTGGCAAGGAAGCCTCAGAACATGATAATGTGATTAATTCATTTGAGGGTTGGACAAATCCAGAAAGAGATTCCACACTCGAAGGAGACGTAAACTCACAAATATAATTTGACGTTAATGCTGGTTTGAGTAACGTACTTTTTAATTTACTAACTCCAATTTTTGATATGCCGGAGCTTTGTGCCATTTCTAAATAGTCTGGTGTATATATTATGTATGCGAGAAAATAGTAAGTATCATCAGGGAAGGTTTCACCCAAGGAATCCTGACAAGTATAAGGGCGATTATAATAACATTATATACAGAAGTTCTTGGGAAGTTAAGTTCATGCAGTATTGCGATAGGAATCCCGCAATACTAGAATGGGGTAGTGAAGAATTTTTCATCCCATACTATGATCCAACATCCAGAAAAGTAAGAAGATATTTTCCAGACTTCATAATCAAAGTCCATGAGAATGATGGTAGTGTCAAAAAATATGTGGTAGAAGTAAAACCAAAAAGACAAACTGTACCACCAGTAGAAACACCAAAGAAAAGAAAGAAAACTCTGATTAATGAGACTCTAACCTACGCCAAGAATGTAGCAAAATGGAAGGCAGCAAAAGAATGGTGTGCAGATCATATGATGAACTTTAAGATAATAACAGAATATGAGTTAGGGTTATAAATATCTTTACTAACAAAATGCCAAATCATAATGTCTACTGGAGATCTGGTTGTTTTAAATAGAACAAACTTAGTATATAACTACACAAGAACTACGGGAAGGAACGCACAGAGAAGGACTATTCAAGATAAGGATAGTAAGGTCAGCATAATTTACAGTGTAAACAATCAGACCGGTTCCGTAACAGCATACCTAGACGACGGTAGAAACTTAGATGGACAAACAACCACATCACTTGCAGGACAAGAACTTGCAGTATGGAGTCCAACTAGGGGTGGAGGTGGAGAGTGGACTGCAATAGGTCAAAGTGGAAGAACAATCCCCACTAGAGCACCAGTTGACCCTACATGGGATCAACTAGAAGCAGATCTGTTTAATACCGGAAGGACTAATGGAGACCAATTGATTAACCTAGTTAAACATGAAACAAACGAACTTCCACCTGAAGACAGACAAAATGTCATTGGTGTTCCAGGAGTCCTTCCGGTAGAAACTGTAGATGAAGATGCAGGCACAGATGGTGAAAATGATCCAAGACCCACAGTAAGAACAGAATCAGAAGTTATAGAAGGAACTGGAGCATTTTTCAAATCTTTTGAGAGACTAACCTATCCAGCAGAATTGCCACTGAATGTTTCTGATTTGATTCAGTTTCAAATCGTGGAATATAAAACACTCTCACGATCATCATCTTCTAGTGGTGTAACTCCCGATGCAGCAATCTTAACTTCAACCGATGGTAATAATACTATTAGTGGTGGTTTATTTACTGGAGGCAGAAGAAGAGCAGATGCAGTTGCAGCAGACATAAAAGGAACAATTAATTTAGCAATACAACCACCAGTATCAGACAACAATGGAGTGAACTGGACAGACACTGGAGTCAACCTTGTTCAACTTGGTCTTGCAAGTTTGTCTTTAGGATTTATTGAAAATGGTTTTGGAGGAGCGAATGCTAATGCACAAAAGATATTAGATACAGCATCAGGAGAAGGAAACACAATTAAAAAATCACTCCAAACATTCTTTGCGGGAAAAGCGGCACAGACAAATAATTTATTAAGCAGACTTACTGGTAGTGTCTTGAATCCAAATTTGGAAACTTTATTTGAGGGTCCAAGAACAAGATCATTTAATTATCAATTCCAATTCACTCCTAGAGATGAAGAGGAAGCAGTGAGGGTTAGAAACATTATTCGTGCATTTAAAGAAGCGATGGCAGTCAAAAGAACTTCAGGACTATCATTCCTTCTTGCACCATATGTTTTCAACATTAGATACTTATATAAAGGTGGGGATGATCACCCATACATTGGGCAAGTGAAAGGACCTTGTGCCCTGAAAGACATGCAAACCGATTACACTCCAGAAGGATCTTATATGACCTATGAGGGAGGAGAAAACGGTGGATCAATGGTTAAATACACTGTAACAATGGTATTCCAAGAACTTGATCCTGTATATGCAGATGATTATACAGAACTAGGCGATAACGTAATAGGTTACTAAAATGGCAGTCAAAACTTACTTCAGAAATTTACCAGATTTTAACTACATAAATCTGGATTCAAATCTATCATCAGAATACACCAGAGTAAAGAACCTATTCAAAAGGGGAGAACTAAGATCTGATGTATTTGTCAACTTAGCATTCTTCAATAAGTATTCTATTGTTGGGGATGAAACTCCAGATCAAATATCACTGAAATTATATAACACTGAAGAATATGATTGGGTTATTCTACTAACAAATAATATCATTAATGTAAGAGATGAGTGGCCTTTATCCAATGACTCACTCTACAATTACCTCATTGATATCTATGGAAGTGAAGAGAATTTACAGAAAATTCATCATCATGAGACCATTGAAGTAAAGGATGATTCTGGTCGTGTTGTTCTCAGAAAAGGATTGAGAACCGAAGAGATGTATTCATTCACTTATTATGAAAGATCAACTCAGCAAAATGTAACTGTATCAAATGCATCTGAAGCAATTTCAAACTATGTGGATGCAATCAGAAAGGAAGAAGCGAAAAGAAATATCTTTGTATTGAAACCAGAGTATCTAAATGTACTCACAAATGACCTGGAAAGAATTATGCAATATAAAGAGGGCGGAGAACAGTATGTGTCCCCCACCCTCAAACAAGGCGATAATATTAAATTATTCTCTTAACCGTTAACGAGTTCCTCGAAGAAACTCATGGGATCATCGTCATCCTTCTTAGGTGTGATGTCTGAAGAGTTGAAGTCTTCCGACTGCTTGCTCTTGCGATAAGAGTCCTCTAGTTCTGCCATCACATCAGTTTCTTGTGTAGGAGCAGGTGCTTTGAATTGTTCAAATGCCTGTTCCTCATTACGGACTGCTTGTGCTGGAGAAGAGAGTTTCAGAACATCGTTCATACGCTTCTCTAGTTGCTCGTAAGTCTTGAACTTGTCAGGAGCAACAATATCCTGGAGAGAATACTCTTTCTTCCAGATTGCCTCTAGAGCGTCATCATCATCCAGTAGAGGCGCTACAGGAGCGAAGTCAGACTTGTCGTAGTTCCAGTAACCAGCAACCTTGGTGATCTTCAGTTTGAAGTTAGCACCTTGCCAGAAGTCGAAAGGATTGATTGGTTCTTCATCTTCGAACTCAGGTTGCATGGAAGCAAGGATCTTATCAAAGATCTTCTTACCAAACTTGTAAAGGAATACCTTACCTTCGTTCTCAGGATGCAGAGGATCCTTGACGACGTAGATGTTGGCGTAGTAAGACAGTTTACGCTT